GCCAGAACTATTACCATCTCCTACTCCGGTAGAAGGTTGGGCATTTCGCTGGATAAGGGTGGCAAGTATGGGTGATGCTGATCCTACCAATATATCGGTTAAGTTAAGGGAAGGTTGGACTCCAGTGAAAGCTGAAGATCACCCCGAGCTCAAGGTCTTTGCATCTCCTACAGGTCGATTTGCTGGGTGTGTTGAGATTGGTGGGCTTATTCTGATGAAGACGCCGCAAGAGTTTGTAGACCAAAGAACTGCCTATTATGACCAAGTAACTAGGCAACAAATGGAAACTGTGGACAACAGTTATTTTAAAGAATTTGGACCAGAGACCCAAGCATTTAAAGAACGAAGCACTAAAGTGGATCGTGGATTTGGCTCTGGAAAACTTGATTAGGAGTAAAAAATGGCATACCCAGTTGTATCAGCCCCATATGGTCTAAGACCTGTAAACGCTATTGGGAACAGCAATTTCACTGGCATTACTCGAGAGTACCCAATCCAGTACGGCTACGCGACAAGTATTTTCTATGGGGATATTGTAGGATTAACTAGAGGCCGTATTGCCCGTCTGTCTGTTACTGGTGGATCTTCTCTGGATGGTACTGTTACTGGTGTTTTCATGGGTTGTTATTACACAGACCCAACTACTAAACAGCAACACTTTTCTCAGTATTGGCCCGCGAGTACGTTAGCTCAAGGCGTAGCTATTGTGGCGGATGATCCTGACACAGTGTTCAAAGTTGCGGTCTGTTCTACTGGTGTTGTTATGGCTTCTGGTGCAGAGGCTATGATCGGCCAGAATCTTGCGATGCTTAACAACACAGGCAGCACTGCCACTGGTAATTCTGCAAATGCAGCTGCAGCCCCAACAGATACTCCGGTGAATACAATACTGCCGCTACGTTGCCTAGGGTTAGTCAAAGACACAGCAGTTCAGTTAGGGACTTGTGGTTACACTAGCATCTCAACGGCGACAGTTACTTGTGCGGCATTGCCGTCGGCGCTGACTGTAGGCACAGATGTATATTCTCTAGCAGCTAACGGCCAGATCATTGCCTCAGGTTCTTTTGTTGATACTGCAGCTTCCGCAGGGGCTACTTCGTTCATTATGAATCAGGCCCCAGCTACAGCTTTCGTAGCCTCGAGTACACTAGGGTTCATACAATACCCCGAGATACTGGTCAAATTTGATGCTACTGTGCATCAGTATGGCTTTGTAACTAGCATCGCTTAATAGGAGCATACTTAAATGGCAATTTCACGTGCACAGCTACTCAAGGAACTTTTACCGGGGCTTAATACCCTGTTTGGTTTAGAGTATACAAAATATGCAGATGAACATACTGAGATTTTTGATTCTGAAAGTTCAGATCGCTCATTTGAAGAAGAAGTTAAACTGTCTGGTTTCTCAGCGGCTCCGGTGAAGGCTGAAGGTTCCAGTATTCGTTATGAAGACGCTCAAGAAGCATGGACGGCTCGCTACACCCATGAGACTATCGCCCTCGGTTTTGCAATCACCGAGGAAGCGATGGAAGATAATCTGTATGATAAGTTATCTGGTCGTTACACCAAGGCACTTGCTCGGGCAATGGCGTACACTAAACAGGTCAAAGCAGCTTCTATTCTGAACAATGCTTTCTCAGGTGCTGCTACTGGTGGCGATGCTGTGGCTCTCTGTTCAACAGCTCATCCGTTGGTTAGTGGTGGTACAAACAGCAATCGTCCTACAACCGCTGTAGATTTGAATGAAACTTCCTTGGAAGCAGCTATCATCTCTCTGGCAAGTTGGACCGATGAGCGCGGTCTGTTGATCGCAGCTAAACCTAAGAAACTGATTATTCCGCCAGCACTGAACTTTGTTGCGGAACGTCTGTTGAAGTCAACCCTACGTGTAGGTACGACCGATAACGATATCAACGCACTGCGTAGCCAAGGTGCAATCCCTGGCGGTTGTTCAATTAATCACTTCTTGACCGATACCAATGCATGGTTCCTGTTGACAGATATTCCTAACGGTCTAAAGCACTTCACCCGTACAGCTCTAACCACCAAGATGGATGGCGATTTCAACACAGGCAATATGCGCTACAAAGCACGTGAGCGTTATTCCTTCGGTTGGTCAGATCCATTGGCTATCTATGGTTCTCCAGGCGCGTAATAGAATCTCTAGGGGGCTCAACACCCCCTAGTTTTTAAACATTTTTGGAGAATTAAAATGGGTTATCAAACACACTTAGGACCCTCACGTCAGGGAACTATTAGAGAAGGAGCCTCAGCTAACTGCGGATCTCCGGTATTAGTGCAGACAGCTACGATCGCTTTCTCGGATACAGTTAAAAACTTGTTCTTACTACCCGCTGGGGCCCTTGTACTCAGCGTCGATGTGGCCATAACAACCGCGTTCAATGCGGGAACTAATGACTTTTTATCTATTGGTTCTACTGCAGACGACGATCTGTTCGTGAATGATATGGATTTGGGTACGTTGGGAGTTGGTCTGACTACAGGCGTTATGGTAGCTGCTTATCTAACGGCCCCGTTGACTGTAGGTACTGCAGATCTGCAAGTAACAGGCACTTATACGCAAACAGGTGGTGCAGCTACTACTGGTGCGGCCACGATCATCATGTATTATGTAGTGCGCAACGCCGATGGCACTACTACTATAGCACCATAATATGACAACTTCAGGCTCTACGTCATTCAACCTCGATCTTACTGAGATAGTTGAAGAAGCATTTGAACGCGCAGGGTCTGAATTGCGCTCTGGGTACGATTTACGTACGGCCAGACGTAGTTTAAATATTCTGTTAATAGAGTGGCAGAATCGCGGCATCAATATGTGGACTATTGACACAGGGGAAATTCCCTTAGTTGCCAGCACAGCTACATATGACCTTCCGCTGGATACGGTTGACCTACTAGATTTCGTAATACGCACTGGGGCTGCTACCTCTCAGATTGATGTTAATATCAACCGTATTGGCATGTCCAGATATTCCCAAATACCAAACAAACTAGCCACAGGTAAACCCAGTCAGGTTTACATAGAGCGCTTATCTGGAGCGACTAACTTCGGGGGCGACGTACAATACCCGCAGTTCACTGTATATCCAGTACCAAATAACGATACCTACACCTTTGTCTATTGGCGTATGCGTCGCATACAAGATGTGGCCGGGGGTGTAACTACACAGGATGTACCTTTTCGTTTCTTACCGGCGTTGATCGCTGGCTTGGCCTACCATCTGAGTATGAAGATTCCTCAGAGTGCTGAGCGGATACCGATGTTGAAGACTGTGTATGATGAACAATGGCAGATGGCTACCGAAGAAGACCGTGAGCGGGCATCTCTATTTCTGGTGCCTAGACTCTAATGAACTACGATACGCTAAAATTAACGGTAAAATCCTATCTGGAAAATGAGTTTCCGGACTTTGTTGCCAGTAATGGGGATACGTTTACCAGTGATAATCAGTTAGATACTTTCATAAGGCAAGCTGAAGAACGGATCTACAATACCGTACAGCTACCGGCTATACGCAGAAATGTTACTGGGAACACCATTTCGGGTAATAAATACGTTGCCTGCCTACCGACTATCTAGCTACATTCTCTTTGGCCGTTATTGGCGCCAATGGGGAACAGACGTTTCTGTTACATAAAGACGTATCTTTTATTCGAGAGGCATACCCAAACCCGAACTACTCTGATACGCCTGTACACTATGCTCAATTTGACCATGATTCATTTATCCTTGGTCCTACACCAGATCAGAACTATGAGCTAGAGATGCATTATTACTATTATCCAGCTTCTATAGTAGACGCAGGTACTTCGTGGCTAGGGGATAACTTCGAAACTGCATTACTGTATGGTGTATTAGTTGAAGCCTATACCCATATGAAGGGGGACACAGATATGTTAACGTTGTATAATAACAAATACGGTGAGGCTCTTACTTTGCTCAAGTTGCTTGGGGACGGCAAAGCACGCAGGGACGCATATAGATCAGGACAATTCAGGGCGCCAGTACAATGAACTTAGAACAGTCAGAAGCGAATTTAGGTAAGATAAGAGTGACCACAACCTCAGGTAGAGGATCTTCTGTAGAAGAAGTAACTGATCGCGCGTTGGCTAAACTAATCCAGATAAGTGATACAGCCAGTCCTCCGATTCGTGACCAGGCGTTAGCCTACAGGGAGCAGATGCGTCATGTTTTGGAGTTCTACATGCGAGAGGCCATACGAGGTAATAATACTACACTTGCCAATCGGTTCCGTAGATCCGGATACACTGAGTTAATACCACTAATATTGGAGAATGAATAATGGCAATCACACAATCTATGACTACGAGCTTTAAGACCGAGCTACTCAACGGAATCCATGCATTCGGCACTACCGTCGTTCGAGCCGGCACTACAGCAGATACATTTAAATTAGCCCTATATACATCGTCGGCTACGTTAGACTCTACAAATACGGCGTACACCGCCACTGATGAGGTGTCCAATTCAGGTACGGCCTACACGACTGGGGGTAACGCGCTCACTAATGTGGCTCCTAGTGCCTCGGGTACTACAGCTCTGACGGACTTCAATGATCTTACATTCTCAGCAGTGACACTCACAGCACGGGGTTGCATGATTTATAACAGCACCCAGAGTAATAAGGCTGTGTGCGTATTAGATTTCGGTGGGGATAAGACCGCTACAGCGGGGGATTTTACAATCATATTCCCTGTAGCAGATGCGTCTAATGCAATTATTCGTATAGCTTAGGGGCCGATAATGGCTATTGCTGAAGCATATAGCGGCTCGAATACCTTAGTAATAGCCGCAGAGACTGTGCTAAATACATCTACTCCGGAAACTACAGATGGTATTTACCAGTTGTTTGTTGATACTAATGCTATGGCCGCTGGGGATACGTTAGAGATTCGGGTGAAGGAGAAGGCTACCTCTGGAAGTACACAACGGGGTTGTATTATAGATACGCTGGTGAACGCCCAGAGCGCAAACGACTGTCTATGGGTAAGTCCTTCGCTTATTCTACTACATGGTTGGGACATGACGCTAACACAGACTACAGGTACAGGACGGTTGTTCTATTGGTCTATTAGACGAGTTTCTTAGTAAGGGGATGTCTTGAACTCTTTATGGGGTGGACCTTTGCCGATGGTAACCCCCGCTATTGCGGTAGCGGTTACTGGGGTATCTGCCACAGGGAGTGTGGGGACTGTAGTGGCATCCATTCCGATCAGCGTGGACATAACTGGGGTTCTAGCAACTGGGTATGTTGGAACTGTAACGACCACCGGGACCTTAGGTATAGCGATTACTGGAGTATATGGTACAGGGGCTGTAGGTACTGTATATCCAACGCTAGCTGTATATGTACTAGGTGTGACGGCGACTGGTTTTATTGGCGATATCACATATACTGCTACAGCCAATGTGGGAGCTACGGGAATAGCCAGTACTGGCGCATTAGGTAGCGTAACAATCACAGGAGAAGCTGAGGTTACTGTAAATGGAGTAGTCACAACTGGGACTACTGGGGGGTTGTTAGTATGGAGTGATGTTCCTAACGACCCCGAATCTACTTGGGTAGAAATTCTTTGAGGTGTTAAATGCCATCCAGTTATTCAACTAATCTTCGATTGGAACTTATTGCCGATGGTGAGCAGGAAAGCACCTGGGGCGACACAACGAATCGTAATATCGGCACACTACTAGAACAAGCCATAGCTGGCAAGGCTACAGTATCTCTGATAGATGCAGACGTTACACTCAGTACAGTCTCCGGTGGGTCTGACGAAGCTAGAGCAGCTATTTTATCTATAGTCGGTGCAGCTACAGCCACACGCAATGTGGTAGTACCCGATGTCAGCAAGACCTATGTGGTCTCCAATTTCACTTCTGGCGGTCAAAGTATCATAGTAAAGACGGCCTCTGGAACCGGCATTACGGTCAATAATAACGTTACAGCTCATGTGTACTGCGATGGATCAGAAGTATATCTAGTAAGTAGTAATGCTACTTCAGCTTCAGGCACAGTGACCTCTCTAACCGTGAGTGCTCCTTTAACTGGAGGTACGATAACGACTTCCGGCACTATCGGGATGGGGGTAGTATCAGGATTAGTTGCTGGCACTTATGGCGCAGCTACCGCGGTCCCTGTGTTCACTGTGGATGTTTATGGGCGTGTGACTTACGCATCCCAGGTATCTATTGGCGGTGGGGTTGGCTCTGGAACAGTGACCCAGATTAATACTGGAACTGGATTGACTGGGGGACCAATTACTAGCACTGGGTCTATATCTCTGTCCACCACTGGTGTATCTGCGGGTACTTATGGTACGGGGGGTTCAGTAATACCAGTTATTACGGTTGATATCTATGGCCGGGTGACGAGTTTAACAACAACTGCTCCCGCAGCAGCCACGTCCATATCTAACACGGGCGGCTCAGTAAATTGCAGTACCTCGGCAGTTGCTATAACTACAAATAGCTTGACTACGACGTCGGCTATTTTGGGTGTACCAAGTACATTTAGTATTGGATCATCAACGACCTCATTACGGGTAGGTGGTGCCAGCACAAGTAATCAGGTCCTTGTATCTTACACGGGATCTGTAATACGGGGTATGTTATGGGATGGTAGTAGTATCTTCTTTGGTAGGGGCAACCCTGGAAGTTCACCAAACGTGTTGTCTTTTGCTGGTGATACTACAGTCGGTACAGCCACGTTTAGTGTAACTACGGTCTATAAGACCGGCGGTGGGAGCTTCACAGCAACTTCTGATGAACGGCTCAAGGATATCCGGGGTAGCTATGATAAAGGGCTGGATGCGATTCTAGCGTTAGAGCCTATACGGTTCAATTATAAAGATAGAACCAGAGACGAATTTGTCGGTGTATCTGCCCAAAAAGTTAGGGAGACCCAGTTGGCCTCGATGGTGCGAGTACAGGAAGATGGATACTTAGCGGTTGATAACTCTGAGTTGATCTACGCTCTAGTCAACGCGATCAAAGAACTGAATCAAAAAGTAGAGGATCTTGAGAGTGGATATTAACTTCACCGTAACTGATCAGGAAGCAAATTTAGTCGTCGCAGCTTTAGGGGAGTTACCCTATAAGGCAGTAGCGGATTTGATCACAAAACTTCGGGTGCAAGCTGCGCCTCAACTCGTAGAGAAGGAGAACGATAATGAAAAAATCCTCAGCCCCTGATTTCATAAAGGACGCCATTAAGAAACCCGGTGCGCTTCATGCGCAGTTAGGTATACCGAAGGCCAAAAAGATTCCAGGTGATGTAATGAACAAGGCAGCTAAAGCTCCGGGTAAATTAGGCCAACGCGCCCGCTTTGCTAAGACACTGAAGCGCTTTAAGTAGTATGTATAATGAGGAGCGGCGTAGGGTGGAGCGTAGACAGCAGGATAAAGAACATGAGAATTGTTCACGTTGCCCGCTAACCCCTAAACAGGTAACCCAGATGCTGGGAGACATTCGAGATATGAAGCGATATTTCCTGATGGGTAGAGTAGTAGCATGGACTATAGGGACTATAGCTGTTTGTGTTCTGTGGCTCTTCGACCGTGCTGGGGACATCCGGGATGGCCTAAATCATTTTATAGATGACGGGAAATAATATGTGGAATTTACTACTGCCAACGATCGGACCTATCATTGACAAACTTGTTGGGCTAATCCCAAACAGCAATGACCGCGCTAAAGCAAAAGAAGAATTTGAACGTACTCTCATGGAAGCGGTCAATCAAGCTGCCCATGACCAAACTGAAATCAATAAGATCGAAGCCGCTAGTTCTTCCTTATTTGTCGCAGGGTGGCGGCCTTTTATAGGATGGGTGTGTGGTTTTGCCCTAGCATATGTGTACATTATATATCCTCTATTACTATGGGCATCAGCTGCATATAGCTTGCCTTTCAACGATCCACCTAAGTTAGAGACAGATGCCCTATATCAGCTCGTATTAGCTATGCTTGGATTGGGCGGACTACGGACATTTGAAAAGATTAAGGGTGTTAACCGATAGGTGTAGTTAATGGCTCTAAAGAAATTAGCTCTAGTGCCGGGGATAAACCGGGAAGTTACCTCACTGGCAGGTAAGGGGGGCTATTTTGACTGTGATAAGATACGATTCAGATCAGGGTTTCCTGAGAGTTTAGGCGGCTGGGTACCTCTATCCCAGGTAAATTCTTTCCTGGGGACAGGCCGGAGCCTGATAAATTGGCTTACCCTGGATAATGCAGACCTACTTGGTATAGGCACTCACCTCAAATATTATGTCGAGGCTGGTGGAGTGTATCACGATGTTACCCCCCTGAAGACTACTACAGTCGTGGCGTCCAATGCATTCAATACAACTGTGGGTTTGACTACGGTAGAGGTTAACGTTACAGCACATGGGTGTATTAACGGCGACTTCATCACGATAACGACCGCATCAGACATAGTATCTAGTCCAGTCTTATCCACAGATGGGACAATTAATGTAACTGATACAACCAATTTCGTAACAGCCGGGGCCATTTGGATCGGGGATGAATTAATTGGGTATACCGGGGTAACTGCGACGTCCTTCACTGGATGCATACGTGGCGTAGGTGGTACTTCAGCAGCAGGTCATGATACAAATGATGTAGTCTATGTAGATATCGGTGGTATCTCTGGGGAAATACTGGACGGTAATTATGCAGTAACCGTTGTGAGTAGTAGTATTCTCAGTGTAACAGCTTCCGTAGCAGCGACTTCTACGGGTACAACTGGTTATGGATCTATTGCTCTAGAAGTCCCTACTGGCGGAGATATATACACTATAGGGCGTGGTTGGGGAGCGGGCGTATGGGGCGGTGGCACAACCAGGAAATGGAACCGTCCTGCTGATACAGGTATCGGTATACAACTACGTTTGTGGAATCAAGGCAATTTTGGCGAGTGGTTGCTGCTCGGAGTTCGAGGTAGTGCACTCTATGTATGGAAGCCCGATGCCAGTCCCAGCGTATTTAATCGGGCGACTAAGCTGACTGCTGAAGCTGGG